AAGTAATGATGCAATATCAGTAGTAATTGCTGCATTTAAAATAGTTACATCTTGTGAACTATGGCAGAACACTTTAACACGGGCTTCAATATCAGCAGCCACAGCCTGTACCTGTGCAGGTGTATGCCCATTATCAATAGCAAGGCCATACCATGCATTAGATTTATCTACAATGGGTGCTATAGCATCCACAGGATCAGCTTCAGCTACAAAACCTGTTTGAAGTGTTGCTACACCTACTGCCATATCTAGTATGGCTGTAATATCTGTACCTGTACCTTGTGGGGTTAATGCAGATACAGTAGAAGAAGCACCTGTAGTACCTGAAGTAATGATAAATTGCCCATTAACATATTCACATGTAGAAGCTGGATAACCACCACCTACAATAGCTTGTAATACTGCTTGGATGGTAGCAGCTACATCATCTAATGAAGTATCACCAGAAAAGTTCATACCTGTAGCATCTTCTTCTACACCATCAATAGATATAGTAAAAGTACCATCTGTAATAGCAGTCCATACAGCTAGGGTAGTTTCATTATTACCACCACCTAAAGCTTGTCCTGCTTGATCAGTTATATATTGTCTACTGATTGCAAGCTGTACTGGTTTGGGTTCTTGTGAAAAATAAGAAGTAGCCATAGCTAATTCAGGATCACCATCAGAAAAATCATTTTGTACACCAGCTAGGCTAGAGTAAAAACGGATTCTTTCAGCAGGTGGGATAACATCAGTAATACCTAAAATATTAAGTACACCAAAACCTTGACGACTAGGAAACTGTGGGGTAGTAGAAATCGCCACATCTACTACAGTTGAAACGGGTATAGTCATTATGACGACCTCATGTTACGTTAATTAAAACATCATTTGCGTTATTTCCTGATTCAGTAACGCCTTCTATGTTAGCTTCTTCAATAGCTGTTACTGTTTCAGTGAAATTAGATAGAGCATGAAAGGATAAATCAAACTGAACCCTTTCTTCCCATAAATTTTTAACTACTTCTGATAATTCTTTTATTTCATTAGCACTAACAAAACCTAAACCATTAACTTTAAAAAATGTTATTTGTTCATTGCCTTGTAGCTTTGTTTTAAATGTACTCGCATTATTAGCAGCACCTTTTTTATAAAAGTTAATGCTGGCTATTAATAATCTGTGGCCTTCAATACTTTCACCTAAATCACTTCCAGTATCATTAGCATAAGTAACACGATCAAAACCAGTTTTAGCAGATGGTGTTACATGAACAGTAGCATAAGGTTCTGTAGGTCTAGGTGCATCTTGATTAGCAATGATCACAGTAATATCAGTAGCTAGTTCTACTGCATCCGCTATTAATAATCCTATTGCATCTAAATCAATCATTTATTAACCCTGCTACTATTTTATAATATCCGTGATAGTTCCACGGGGTTACTGAAACTACACGGAATTTATCACCACCATCTATAATAATATCTGTGTTTCTTACACCCTTTACATCATTAGAATAGATTTTAATTCCTTCTTCAAAATCTTCACCTTCTGGATTAGATTTTAATTCTTTTGGTGTAGCGGGTTGTACTGATCCTTTAAAATCAGATTCAACTATTCCACCTTCTCTATAAGTATGATCCAGATAAGCCCCGGCTTGCCTTCTCTGAACTTTAACAATTCTTTGATTAAATAAAGGTACTTGTGTTAGCATTTTTAATCATCCACTTCATATCTAATACTTTGCCTTAAATGGCCTGTATCTATTAAAGGATTACTAGAACCCTTATTATCAATAGTAGAAGATGCATTAGCCGGGGATTTAACTTCTACTATTGCTTCCTGAACCTTTGCCTGTGCTAACTGGCCTAGCATCCCTAAAACTTTTTTAGGATTTACTTTTTCTATTAAAATTGCTTTAGCTAATTTGTTCTTCCAGATCTTTAAAAATTCTGCTTTGTTATTACTGATACCAGCCCTTAAAAAAGATCTTTCAGGTATCCTACCATCTGATGAACCAAATTCATTTACTAAGCCTACCATGATCACACTTGTACCATCAGGATAAGGGGAAGCATCTTTAGGTAAACCTATTTTTACCTGTGATGGTGCTTTAGCTATTTTCTGAAGTTCTTTAATAGCTTTATTAACTTTCTTACCACCTGTTAATTTACTTTTAGCCATTGAAGGTTATCATTCCGGGGCAGTATCTTCTAAGTAATGTTTTATACTGCTGACCATAAACAGTAGAATTAAAATAAGCATCAGAACCTTTATCATAGTTATTAACACCATATGAAACGGATACTTCACCTACTGCTTGTGAAGCTACCGGGGCTACTGATCCTTGATTACCTGCTTGAGCATTTAAAGCTATTGTTAAATAATGTGCTGCTAAATAAGAAGTAATTCTATCAGCAATAGCTTCTTTAAATTTAGTTTGACTGACATCTAATAAAGCATCATTAATATGTAGCTGAATAAGTGGATCAGTATAAGTTTTATCATCACTGTATTCAGGGAAACGTATTCTAAATGAAGCTGGATCAATCATCTTTTTTATCCTTAGATTTAATTACTTTTGTAACTAAAGCTTTTTGTTCTGTATGTAAAGCTGCACTATTGGCAGGTTTCATATTACTTATTAAAATTGCTATTAAAAAAGCTGAGGCAAAAGCAGCTACCCACATTGCAAAGTTATTAGTACCAGTAGCTTTACCACTTCCTGTAGCTATTGATAATTCTGCTTTTCCTAATCTCTTTTCACAACTATCAAACTTATTAACAATTCTAGTTAAAGTTTCATGGTGGTGTTTTACAGTTTCTTCTAATCTTACTACTACATTTAAAGTAGATTTAATAAGGCGTAGATCTTCCTTAATCTCGCTTAAAGTTTCCTTTGTTTCCTGTTCAATAGTCATACCTTGAAAAACCTTATAGATTAATAATTACTTTGCTCTTTTAACTTCATCTGCAAACGCTTTAGCACATGCTTTAGCATCACCAGAATTAAGAGTATCGAAATCATCAACACTACTACACCCAAAATCACTTAATAATTTATCTACCGCTTCTTGCCCGGATAAATCCAGAAGTTCAGTAGCAGAAATCATACAATCATTAATAGCTTGAGCATCCTTATCAGGTTCAAAATCATCTGGAACATCCACATGCTTTTTATTACCTACCATCAGTTCACCTTTATCAAGCCAGCCTTGCACTACTCTGTTTTTCTTGATTAGGTTCCATTCACCATCAGGGATAGTTTTAAAATCCATTGGGTTCAGTCTGTGTTTAATAAGTTTACCCGTTTTCTTAATTCTGCAATTAAGGGTTATGGGTCTACGACAATTATTTAATACACCAGCCATAATTAAATACCTCTGTTATTGTTAAAAGAATGATTATCATTTTAAATATCTTCTGCAATGGCTGCACTCATTGGGTAGTAAACATTCACACCAGCTATAGAACTCATACCGGGAATTACAATTTCTAAACCCTGTTCTTGTGGTGCAAAATATTGTAGTTCACCGGGAATTTCAAGCTGTAGCTTATCAGGTCTACGTGTGTACGCTACCATAATATCTACACCTGCTGTACCAGCACCCACAAGTTCATTTACAGGAATTACACTATCCATAGAAGCTAAGAAAGGTGAATTCTGAACAATGTACTGAAGGATAGTAGTATCACTGTTAGAAGCACGTGGGGTAGATGCTATGTAGTTCCACTGTGCAGGTGGAAGTAACAAAGTATCAGCACGTTCTTTCATTTTGGTGTTTTCAAAAATATCACCAAACAGATCATTAATATCAAACAGAATTTCATCAGGTGTTTTAGTATTCCACGGGGTTGTAGTGGAAGCACCTGCTACTACAGTAATAGTAGGGATGTTAGGATTAGAAAGAAAGCCGGGTAGATCTGCATCAGCACGACCATTAAAAGCAATATCATTAATTTCTTCTTCTACTGCTCTACGTGAAGCGTTAGCACGTTGCTGATCCAAAGAACGGCCTACCATTTGTGAAGCTGCAATTTCCTTAACAGTGTAGCC